GTCACAGGTTCGAGTCCTGTATGGTCCATAAAAATAAAGCTCTACTTCTCAATCATGGGGAGTAGAGCTTTTTTTGTTTGCACTAAAATATATCATCCATCTGGTTAGTATTCGTTAGTGCAAATAAAATCAATATCCTAAAAAATTTATTTTCAAATTTCCATCTGGATAAACCACAATATTTTTAATCACTTGCCGCCATAAAGAACTTTTTTCCGAAATAGTTAGCTGTTTATATCCATCTCTAAATTCAGCAGTAGAGTAGTTATGCAGTGAGTTCAAATCAATTTTAGCAATTTTATTATCTCTTTCAGGTATTAAAAGTGCTTCTAATTCTTCTCTGTCTTTTTTATATTCCTCTAATGTTATAACCTCATTTAGATAAGCTTTTTTTAGTCTATCTATTTTCTTTTTTATTTTATCGTTAGTATTCTTAGTTTTTTTTACTTCGGGTTCTTGTTGCATTTTTACAGACAGCTCTTCTGCTTGTTTTTCAATATTTTCCAGAAGGAAATTTTCTAGTGTAGTTTCATATATACCTTTTTTATTACTACATTTTTTTACGTTATTACGGTTTTTGGTGCATCTATATAAATGTCTTTCATTCGGGTTTATCGTACCGTCTTTGCGTACATATCGGCTGATAACCGCCGTGGCGGAATAATTACAACCACATTCACTACAAACTAATAATCCAGTAAACATATAGTCGCGTTTTTTATTCATACGAATATTTTTTGAAAGTTGTAATTGTACTCTTTCGAATACGTCACGATCAATAATAGGTTCACAAAAATTTTTATTATCTCGTAATTCACCAATATATTTTCTATTAGTAAGCATTTGCCGAACACTTTGATAATCTCTTGTCATATTGAAATGATTTTCTAAATGTCTAACAGTGGCACGCATACTACCAGTTTCTAAATAGTACTGGAAAATTTCTTTTACTATTTCAGCTTTTTCATTTGGAACAAGATGTTTGTCTTTGATTTCATAGCCAAGGGGGACTTTTCCGCTAACAACTTCACCTTTTCGTATTTTATTATCGAAAACGGCACGAATTCTTTCAGAAGTCATCTGCGCTTCAAGCTCAGCAAAACCCATTGATTGATTTACAAATGAACGACCCATTGCCGTTTCTGTGTTAAAGAAAGGTTGTGTAACGGCTAACCAAGTAACATTGTTTTTGTCTAGTATTTCTTGAATATTTAAATAATGACGTAAATTTCTAAACCATCTATCTAATTTTGTAAATAAGATCGTATCGATTCTTCCTTTTTTAACATCATCTAATAATTTTTGAAATTCATCACGATATAGTTTCTGACCTGAAATGCCATCATCTATATAAGTTTTGAATACTCTCATATTTCCTTGTTGTCTTACGTATTCATTTAAAGTGTGTTGTTGTTCATCCAAACTATCACCATGTTTAGCTTGTTGATCTGTAGACACACGTATGTATAACGCTACTTGTTTTATTTCATTTGCCATTGTTTCACCTCATTTTTTTTGGTAAAATAGGCGTAACAAAATAAGCCTATTTTGGTTCTATTTTTAACGCACAACTTCTTGGTCGGAGGGTGCGTTATTTTTTTATTTCCTCTTTTAGTTGTTCAATCGTACTTTCTAATTGATCAATTTTATTAATAAGTAATTCAATTTTATCATTTGATTCATCTTCTTCATTCTTACTTTTATTAAAATATTCTGTAATAGTCGAAGTAAGCATACCAATAAATCCAATTCCTAAAATCATTAAAATGATTGCTGCAACTCTACCTAATGGCGTAGTTGGTGAAATATCGCCATAACCAACAGTTGTTGTGGTGACTAAAGCCCACCAAAATGCATCAATGTACGGGACGTTTTCTGCATATGAGTAAATCATTGCTGAAATAACAATAAGAACTGAACTTAAATAAATTACGTTTAAAAATCCATTAGTATTTAAAAATGATTTAGTGTTTCTTGTTAATTTCCCAACCACACCTATCGCTCTTGTTAGCTTTGCAAGTCTAGCTATTTTAGCTATACGAAACAACCTAGCGACTCTAAAGAAAGAAAAAATAGCATCAAAAGGAATTATCGCAATCAGATCAAAAATATTTTCTTTAAAAAATTTGATTTTATTTTTTGAAATAATGAATCTAACAATGTAGTCAATTGTAAATGTGATTAAGATAAAATTATCAATAATGTTAAACGGTGGATTACTAATATTAATGACATTTGAAAAATCAAAAATAACTAAAGCGATTGAAATTAATGCTAAAACAACAATAGAGTAATTATAGATTTTTTGATTTATCTTCAATGAAATTCTCTCACTCTCTAAATAGCAAGCTTTTTTATTTTAAATAATTTTCCTGTCCCATCTTTAAATTGTAGTGTGTAATTACATTAGAATAATTAAACTGTCCATCATTTTTTTCAATAAGGCATTTAAACATATGATGATCTGCCTCAGCTTCCATTTTATTTCTAAAAGAAGGGATTTTATATAACTCCATGTAATCCGAATGGGAAACCACATGTTTAAACTCATGGAATATAGCTTCTTCTTGTTCTTCGATAGATAAATTTTGGTTTACGAAAATTATCCTTTTGACCGACTCGTAACACGCGCGCTTATTTATTGGAGCAAAAACTAACTCCACATTATATTCTTCCACCAACTCTTTGATACTTTTCATATAGCACAACCTTTAAATTATTTTCCGAATCTTCCTTTTAAGTAAGCACGAATAACTTCCCGATCATGATCATCCAAAGGCTCACCATCAAAACTCATCACATTGTCTAAAATTTCATCCAAGTCATCAGATTTTTTTTCATCAGTTGCCATAGCCTTATCAGTTCTTCCCAATAGATAATCTACAGATACGTTGAAGTAGTCTGCTATGCGACTTAATTCATTAGAATTGGGGGTTTGCCTTTTCCAACTACCGATATATCCATTAGAGTAGCCAAAATTTATTTCTAATTGTCTAATAGAAAGTCCTTTTTCTTTAGCTAAGTTTTTTATTATTTCGTAAGTATTCATTGATTTTTCAACCTTTCTGAATGCTCACAAAAAAAGTTTAGATAAATAATATAAAAATAGTTGACTTATTTATATTGATAATCTATACTATGTTTTGTAAACAAGTTAATCAACTAAAAAGACAACGCAAAACAATATTGATAAATAAATGCTAACCGCCAAGAAAGCTACGAATCAATGTTTTAATGTCTTATTTAGTTATGCTTTTAGTATAGATTATTAATCTATTCGTGTCAACCGAATTTAGAAAATAGTTGTTTAACTTGTTTACTAATTTAGAGAAAGGAGAAAAAGCATGGCAAATATTCAAGAAACACGTCAAAAAATTTTAGACCATTTTAAAGCTAATGATTGGGAAATTCCCGATGTGGCAAGTGCTTTAGGAATTACAGAACAATATCTACGTAAAATTCTAAACAATCCAGAAAAACACTTAAAGCAAATGACCGATATTATTGCTTATTACAAAATCAGATAGGAGGTATAAAAAAATGGCAGATCAAGTAAATATTGATTTATTGGGCCAAGCTTATTGCAACGTGATGACACGTAAAACCGGAAATAAACATACGTACACTATTAAAGGAAAGGACGATAAAAAACAAAATGAAAAAAATGTACAGAAACCTAAATAGGTTAACCTACGGATTATATATCTTTGGAGTGGGATTACTAATTGGCACAAAAGCAGATGGAAAGATTTTGTTGATTTATGCATTAGTATTGATGACTTATAACCTTGTCATTGAATTATGTTCATTTAATAGTTGGGTCGCCGATAACGCTGGTGAAAATTAAAAGAGGAAACAGAATCGAGAGGTGAATTAAATGAATGTATTCGACGTAATAGGAATAGTCGCAATTCCAGTAGCTATATTGTGTTTTCATAATTGGATAATTGGTGAGCGATTAAGTGAAGCTGAAAACCGAATAAATAGTGTTTTAATGAAACAAATGAACTCACAACCAACATTTCAAGATAGTAGGACAGGCGCTATTTTACCCTCCAGACAACAAGCTATACCACCAGAAATGAAAGGAGAAAAGCCTATGTTAACAGCCAATGAAGCCTTTTTAGTACGTGAGGCAGTACGAGAAAAAATTGAAACGTTAAGAGATGCAGTACATCATGAAAGTGCAAAACATCCAATTCAACAAGACATTCACACGTTAAAACATTTTCAAGCAGAGTTAGCGCGTTACGAAATTGCTTATCAAAAAATGCTAAATGAAGTGGGGTGTTGAGTGATGACAAAAAATAAATTAGGCGATTTAAATAATCATTTGTTTGAACAGTTGGAACGTTTAAATGGTGAAGACTTGACAGGCGAAAAACTAAAAGAGGAAATTAATCGTTCTGATGCAATTACAAAAATATCAGATCAAATCATATCTAATGCAAATCTAGTTTTAAAAGCGAAAGTTGCATTTGATGAAAACTTACAAAGAGATGCTAAAAAACCAGAATTACTTGAGGGATGAACTAATGGCAAGACTATTCAATAATACGCAGGAACAATTCATTCGACAAAATGTTAAAGGGGTAGGGAATCAAGAACTAGCTGATTTGGTAAATAAGACCTTTCAACTAACCATTACTCCGCAACAAATGAGCGCATGGAAAAAAAATCACAAGCTGTCAAGTGGATTGACAGGTTATTTTGAAAAAGGACACATTCCAGTCAACAAAGGGAAGAAAGGATTATTCAATGTAGGAGGAAACAGTACCTCATTTAAAAAAGGGAATAAACCTTTGAATTGGAAGCCTATTGGATCTGAACGAGTTGATAGAGATGGCTATGTCTTAGTGAAAGTTAAGGATGGTGAACGCTGGAGAAGTAAACATGTGGTTTTATGGGAAGAAGTACATGGACCAATTCCCGATGGTTATAAACTTATTTTTCTAAATCAAAATAAGTTGGATATTCGAATAGAAAATCTTAAATTAATCTCCAAAGCAGAAGGACTGGAGATGAATAAAAACGGTTGGTTTTCGTCAGATTCGACTGTAACTGATTTCGGTAGCAACGTAGCTAAGTTGAGAAGGAAAATATCTGAAAAGAAAAAGGATAGTGAGAAACATGAAAAAAACAAAAGAAGCCTACCTCGTTTGCAGACGAAGTAAGCCACTAAACAAAAATTATACAAGTAAATAATAACACGGAAAAGGAGTTTTGTGAATGATGCTACCAATCTGTCCAAATTGTGAAGAAGAAATGGAGATTGGCTTTGAAACATACGAATGCAGAGTACAGTAATTTATCTTTAGGAGGTACAGTCAATGATTGTAGTAAAAGGTGACAAAAGTCATAAGATTTATGCTGTTGGTACCCCAGAAGAGTGTTTTCAACAGTTACAGAACAAATTTCCATCAAGAATACCTACGAAAAAGAAAGGTGTTGGTACTCACCTTGAAACTTTAAATCCATCAATTTATCCAGAACCTTTGCGTATTTTTAAAGTAAGGGATCATACAAAATGAGTGGACCAGAAAAGAAAGTTGAAAACCAGATAAAAAAATATCTTGATTCTTTAGGTGCCTATTATTTGAAAGTGCATGGTTCTATGTATCAACCAGCAGGAACACCTGATGTCTTGGCTTGTGTTAATGGTTATTTTGTTGCTATTGAGGTAAAGCGGCCAAGCGGTGGAGTTGTCAGTGCATTACAAAAAAGCAAGCTGAAAAGAATCGAGCAAGCAGGAGGGATAAGTATTGTCGCAAGAAGTGTGGACGATGTATCCACAATGCTCAAACAAAGAAATGTTATATGACTTTCAAAAGAAAATAATTGATTCAATTGATGCAAATTATTTATTAGCAATGGATACAGGAACAGGAAAAACAATCACAGCTATTCATCAATATTTGAAATATGGACGTGGTGAACCAATTTTAATTGTTGCACCTCCGCAGAAAATCAAAGAAGGCGGCTGGCGAAGAGATATACAGGCCGTGTGTGATTTCTACAAGATTGAAATTTCATTTACTGAATTAAGTTATGGGAAATTAACGGATAGTTACAAACTGTATAAAGGTTGGTTTGTCATTTTTGATGAAGCACATTACATCAAAAATTCAACTTCACAACGTGGCAAGGCAGCGGCGAAGTTAACTAAACAATCTAGTCATTTTCTTCTTTTAACAGCAACACCAGCTAGTAATGGTTGGGAAGATACGTACAACTATTTCATTATGTTTGGTTACTTCAAATCAAAAAAAGAAATGAATGATCAGCATGCACAATGGGGGACGATGTATCTTGGTACACGACGAGTACCTAAGATTGAAGGATGGCTTCGTGAAGAAAAATTGTATTCAAAATATGATTCTTTCACTATCTCAATATCAAAAGATGAAGCATTAGACTTGCCACCATTGATTTTTGAAGATGTGAAATTCAAAAAGAGTAAAGAGTATATGACTGTGGCCAAAGATAGGGTACTAGGTGATGAAGAATACGACACACCATCTAAATTGGCTCATGGGTTGAGATACTATGCGAACCAAAAAGACAAATTAGACTATGCACAAATGCTTTGTGAAGGCACAGAAAACAATATCATTATCTTTTATTACTATCAAAAAGAAATTGAAGCATTGAAAGAAAAAATCAAAAATAAAACATTTTTTGAAGTGAACGGAAAACATTCTAATTTACCGCCTAAGCAGTCTTGGGAATCGTTGAAGAATAGTGTCACTTTTGTCCAATATATGGCTGGAAGTGCAGGAATTGAACTGCAATACGCGAATACAGTTATTTTCTATACACCAACTTATTCTTATCAAGATTATAGTCAAGCGCTGGGTCGAGCTTATCGCAATGGCCAAACTAAGAAAGTAACGGTTTATCGTTTTATAACGCAACAGACAATTGAGCAAGCTGTTTACCAAGCCTTAGAAAACAAAGAAGATTTTTCAGAAGAATTGTATATGACTACAAGAATGGGAAGTGGAGGAAGAATAGATGGAAATTAAAATTAGTGTACATTTGAAAAGCGGCAAATTTATTTCTAGCATTGCATCGAATCTGGATCAAGAAGCGGTGGAGTGCTGGGCGGAAGAGATTTTAGAAAAGCTCTTAGAAGAGGGAAGAGAATGGATTACAATTGGCGAACCGTGGTCAGGGTCGCTTATTCCTATCAAGGCTATTGAGTGTATAAGCTTTGAAGAAATAACGCAGCCCTTAGAGCGTGAACAGGAGGAAGAATAGATGGAAGATAAATCAAATTGGTTAGAAATCAAATTAACTTTTTTTAAGTCTACAGGAAAATTTTATTCGGAAGAATCAGTGCTTATTCCAAATAAATTATCTATGTATGATCGAAGAAAGTTTTTAGGAGAATATATAGAAAGCATTGATGGTAATGAAGTGTTCACATATGTTTCATTAGATTCAAGCGTACTTGGATATCCCTTTATGCGTTGTGCAAAAAAAGATTGGTATGAAAATTAAAGGAGGAATAGCATGTTTGGTGTGCAGAAACAAGATAAAAATGTAACTGAAAAACGTACACAATATGTCGGTGGTTCAGATGTACCAGTTATTCTTGGCCTTTCAAAATATAAAACACAATTTGAATTGGCCAAAGAAAAAGCTGGCATTGTAGTACCAGAACAAATTAGCAATCCGTATATAAACTTTGGTAACAAAATGGAGCCTGCTGTACGTGAGTACATTAATACCATGAATAGCTTAAATTTTCATCCAGAAACATTTATTGATAAAGACGACTATATTCGTTCAAATGTTGATGGTATTGATAACGAAAATAAAATTTTGCTAGAGATTAAAACACACGGAACAAAACCAACAGTTGCCGTATATGAAGCCCAAATGCAGCTTTATTTTCATCAAACAGGTTGTGACTATGGCTGGTTGGCTATGTATCAAAGACCAACAGATTTTGATTTAGAATTTGATTCTTCATTATTGAAAATTAAAGAAATTGAACGCGATGAAGGACAAATTGAAAAGATTCTGGATGCAATCGAAACTTTTTGGATCCGTGTGGAATATTTAAAAGAAAAACCTGATATGACTGAAACTGAATATTATTCTCTCGGGAATGATGTAGATAAATTAGTTGCACGTGTAGAACGCTTTGAACTTGAAATGTTGGACTTTAACAAGAAAGCCCAACAATTAAAAGAACAACAAAAAGAGTTCCGCGAACTTCTTTACCAAAAAATGGAAGAACAAGATATTAAAAAAATTGATACAGGTGACATTGTGATTACTCGTATTCTACCGACCACTCGTAAATCCGTAGATAGTACGAAACTAAAAAAAGAACTACCTGACATTTACAACAAGTATTCAAAAGAATCACCTGTTAAAGGTTCTATAAAAATTACAGAAAGCAAAGGGGACAAATGACATGATTAGAAAATTACAAAACACGCGAAAATTTTATGCAACTACACGAAAAGAAGCCGAAGAAGAAATTCAAAAAATGATTGATGAAACCGAAGGATCAGTGATTAAACAAAACATCGTTTCTAAAAATCATAAAGATTTTGGGGATTACTATGAAGCACAAGTAACCGAAGAATTTGCTCGTAGCAAAGAAATCGTGGAAGGAGGATTTTTAGCATGAGAAAGGAGAAAAAGCTTTGTGGAAATCAATAAAAGATTACTGTGAATATTACGAAGTTAGTTCTCATGGTGATATACGAAGTAAGAAAACAGGAAAAATTCTTAAGCCTTATAAAAATGGCAAAGGGTATTTAATTGTTACTTTGTCTAAAAACGGAAAAAATAAAAAAATGCGTGTTCATAGAGTAGTAGCACAAGCTTTTTTAGAAAATCCGAACAATTTTCCTGATGTAAATCATAAAGACTATGACCGAACAAATAATTGTGTATCCAACTTGGAATGGATGGGAAGAAAAGAGAATGTTCAATACTCATCTAAAAATGGTAACTTTGTAAAATCAGCACCTACAAAACGTAGCACTACAGGTGTAAGAGGTGTTAGCTGGAGCAAAGAAAAAACAATGTGGAGAGTGCGAATATATGAGAACGGCAAACGAAAACACATTGGTTACTTTAAAGAATTTGAACAAGCTGTAATAGCTAGAAAAGAATATGAAAACAAAATAGGGGGAATAATTAATGTCAATACTACCACCAAATAAACCGCAAGTACCAAAAGATACGCCTAGAAACTTTTTTGTATGGGGGCCAACAATGTCTGGGAAATCTTTTCTAGCATCACAATTTCCTAACCCAGTCATTTTTAACACTGATGGAAATGCAGAAGCAAACACCGTTCCTTCGGTTCAACTTAGAAATATCAAAGATACGAATGGAAAGATCAAGCGTTCAGTGATTGATCAGTTAGATAAATTGATTACTGCATTACAAACAGAAAAACACACCTATGAAACAGTTGTTCTTGATGTAATTGACGACATTGTAGTAATGATTGAGCAATACATTTGTGACAAAGAAGGCGTTGAAACTTTGGGCGATATTCCTTACGGAAAAGGGTATGCAGCTTTTACTAACATTTTTCAACAACTAGTCATTGAATTAAAATCTTTACCAATGAACGTGATTTACATTTCTAGAAATGCAACAAAACTTGAAGGAACAACGGAAATAGAAATTCCTTCATTGAAAGAAAAACATCAAAACATCGTAAATGGTAACTGTGATTTGTCTATTCAATGTAAAAAAGTTGGTAAGAACTATATTAGAGTTGCCAAAGCACGCCGTAAAGACTATATGCGTGATCAAGTAGATGACAAAACCATTTTAGCTATTTTAGACACAATCACAGGTGTTTTTGGACGAACACCGAAAACAACGAAGAAACAGCAGAATGAAATTGTGAAGCAATTGGAACAAAATGAAGATGTGTTAAAACCAACGGATGAAGATACACCCAGTGAAAAAGCAACTGAAGAAGTTAGCGAAACTAAGCCAACTAAACATAAGGCAAAAACGACAGCACCAGTTAATCAAACGGCATCTAAAGTGGAACCAGCAAAAACAGCGACTGTTCAACGCCGTATCAAACCAAAAATCTAAAAAACAACAAAAAAATAAAACTAAAAATATATTGAAAAGAGGAATTTAGCATGGGATTAAAAGATTTAGCAAATGAAGTATTAGCAGGATTCGATCCAAAAACAGACGATCCAAACGCAGGTGGATTCGAAGGACTATCTGACGGTGAATATGATGTAACGTTGGAAAAAGTAGAACACAAAGTATTTAGCAGCGGTTGGGAAGCTTTGTCTTTCACAAATGAAGTAACTGTTGGAGAAGCTGCAGGACGAAAAGAATTTATCAGTTTAGGATTTGATGAAAGCGCAGTGCCATCTTTTATTCTAAACAAAAACATTAAATTAGTAGGGAAATTAGCGAGTGTTGTTGGTTTACAATTAACAGATGATGATTGGGAAGATGAAGAAACACTTGCAACAGCCTTCCAAGATGTAATTGGCAGCCAATATATTTTAGTGGTATCCTCATCACCAAATAAAAAAGACCCGTCAAAACCATATAAAAATTATGATTTTGTTGCGTATGAAGATGAACCAGAAACCACTGATGTTATTGATATTTCTGATGAAGATTTGCCATATTAAAAATTAGAAAGGGGCCTGGCCAATGTTTACTTTTTACTGGTTGTACCAAAATAAAAATGATTGGCTAGCAGTTTTCAAAACAGATAATACGTACACGACCGCAAATGACAGAGAGAGCCTAACACAGGCTCTTTCATCTGTCACTTATCTTGTTAGCTATGGCAACCATCGTGGCACAGACAAATTTTTGGCCAAAATTTTAACTGATGGAAAAAGTTCATTTTTACAGAAACAACTTTGTATTGATTTAAGTCAAGAAGCTAGGAATTGTACTATTGAAGAAATAGCGTTTAATCTACGTATAGATATTTCAGCGCAAACGTTAGAAGAATTTTGTAAGAAACGAATTGGCGTATGCGAAAAGATTTTTGAAGAACGTGAAGAATATTTAGAAACAAAATTCGAGATAATCAAAGAATTTAATTTATCAGCACGATCTGTGACAAGAACACGTGCGAATTTAGCTGCAGAAATTTTACAAGCTAAGAAAATACCAAAGCGCCCAAATATTTTATTTTTTGATATTGATAAAAATGTACCTAAGCATGAACTACCTGACCGCGTGTTAAATTTCTATGAATCAATAAAAAATAGCTATAAGAATACGCTAGAGGAAAAACTCAAAACGGAAAAGTTTAAAATGACATTAGCAGGGTTAACGCATATCTACGGTTTTGGTGGCTTACATGCAGCAAAAGAAAAATACAAAGGAAACGGACATTTTTTACTTATAGATGTGAAGCAGTTCTTTCCAACTATTATTTTGAATAATAATTTTCTAAGTAGGAGTATAAAAAATCCTAGTGCTTTTTCTGATTTATATGATAAAAAGGTCCAAACAGAGAAATTAACTTACAAAACGTTAATTAATTCAGTGAATGGGTCAATGAATAATCCATATTCAGATATGTATGATCCACAAAAGTTTTTTTCAGTAACGGTCAGTGGGCAATTAATCATTACACATTTGATTTTGGTTTTAGAACAATTCATAGAAGAATTAATTCAAACAAATACCGACGGCATTCTTGTAAAGATAAATCCAATCATGGAGCCACTGATTCGGGATTTATTAAATCGTTGGTGTGAGCAATTACATGTAAATGTGTCTGTAACACCAATAAAACAGGTATGGCAAAAAGCAGTTAATGATTATGTGTTCCAAACAACTGATGGTGATTTTATTCGGAAAGGCATATTTGCACCACCTACTTATCTATCTAATAATATGCCAATCATTGGTGCTGGTGTGTTTGCAAATGTAGTTGCTAATATCAAACCACAAGATTTTGTTATCCAGCAATTCAAAAATGGCGATATTGAAGATTTTTATTATATTGGTAAATTACAAGGCGATTTTGAACACATCGAACAAAGAGTAAATCAAACGTACAAACGAATAAATAATACAGTGTGTGGAATTGCAACCACGAGCAAAAATTGTGGTGGCGTTTTTCAAGTAAAAAAAGACCTGCACTCGAAATTACCTGGATCACCAGATAAATTTTTATCTTCGAGTGTGGCCACAAAAAAAGATATTGATGTTCAATGGTACATTAAGCAAATTGAAAAAAATATTTTCTAAGGCAGGTGAAAAAATAGTGTGTTAAATTTTATAAAATTAAGCCCAGGGGAGAAAAAGCCAGATCAAAAAAGTTTGGATGATTTCTATACTGATTTATCAAAACTTGATAATGCAGCTATTTTGTTAAACAAAGAAACAGTTGTGGTTGATTTTGATGAATTTCCAGAGATTGGCCGTAAGTTATTAGAAAAATATCCAACCATGGCTTTTGAAACCAAGCGTGGTATTCACCTTTACTATAAACGACCTGTCCAAATTAATGGCCATAAAATTCTATTAAAAAACTGGACCAAGAAATTAACGGTTTCAGGTGCGCAAGTTGATTACAAAACAGGCAATAAATCAACAGCGACCATTAAACAAAACGGCCAACTTAGAAAAATGCATGGCACATTTGAAATGTTTGATGAATTACCTGCTTTGCCACTCGAATTATTACCAGTGAAAGTTAAAAATGTACTTGCTGGCATGAAAGAAGGAGCAAGAAATAGTTCGCTCTATTCTCATTTAATGGCAGTACGTGAAATGTACGAACTTGATTATGATACATTGACAAAGATTGCCGAGTTTATCAATGATGATGTTTATGAAGAATCACTGCCAGCAACTGATATTCATGCATTGGTCAATTCGGTTAGTGAGAAAGAAATTCGTGAACAATTATACCTCGACCCAAAAGACATGATCATAACGAGTGAAGCATTGGCCCAAGAGTTCCAAGTGAAGTTTTTCAATGGTTCAATTTTCCACAAGGAAGATAATTACTGGATTAATGACCGAAACAAATTATTAAGACAAATAGATAATCGCATAAAACTATTACCAGCAAAATGGAAACAAATTTTAGACTTGTTACCAGTCAAAGGTGAATTGATTGAAGCTGCTGATTTCCCAATCCAGTTTCGTAATGATTTCATGTTAGACGGTGCCGAAATTATACCAATGTCAACTCGCGAATTTACGCCTTTCTTTTTAGATGTTGATTACGATCCAGATGCATATGATAAAACAGTTGATGAATTTCTGGACTTTCTTGTTTCAGATAAGAAAGATTTACGTATAATCGTTGAAGAGTTGCTTGGTCATATTTTAATGACTGCAGGTTTTCCGCATAAAGTATTTTTCTTAGTTGGCTCATCTGGAGCAAACGGAAAATCCACTTTTTTAGAAATGCTAAATTCCTTTATTGGTGATTTAGGTTTAAACCTAGCATTAGAACAATTCAACGACCAAACGTCGGTGATGGAATTAGAAGGTAAGCTTGTAAACATCGGAGATGATATTGATGCTGGTTACATGGAAAAATCAATGAATTTTAAAACATTGGCATCAGGAAATACCATCATGGTTCGGCCGATTTATTCGAAGCCATATAAATTAAAGAATAAAGCAACGTTAATTTTCACAGCAAATGAAATGCCAACGTTTAAAGACAAATCAGGTGGGATTGCTCGTCGTGTAGTAATTATTCCATGCGATAACAAAGTAAAAAAAGCAGATCCAAAAATTGATGAAAAATTATCGTCAGATAATGCAAAATCATATTTATTGAATATCGCTTTAAACGCAATGGAGCGAATTATTAACAATGGTGGCCAACTTTCTTCTTCCGAAACCGTCGCGAAAGTCACAGAAGAATATTTTGTTGAAAGTGATTCTATTTTAACGTTTATTCATCAATGTGGGATTGACGAGAATATGACAACAAAAGGTGTTTATGATGAATACTTGAAAACATGTGAAGAATCTGGAAGTAAGCCATATACACAAACAAAATTTACGCAACGCCTTAAATCTTTGGGTTATGAGAAAGCACAACGAAGAATGATGGGGAAAAGATATTTTTATTATAAATCTGATGAAACAGAATAAAAGCCACACTTTTTGTAAAAAGCCATACTTTGTACACACTTTTTTTGTTAAAGTGTGGCTTGCATAAACCGTTGATAATATTGACTTTATATACTACTGTCCATACTTTTCATACTTTTTTTTATTACTTAAAGAAAAAAAGAAGAATAATAGTATATATATTATATATATAAGATAGTCAAAAAAAGTGTGGCTTCTGTGGCATACAAGTCAAAACCGTTGAGAGAGTAAGGTTTTGAGCGTCCCTACTTTTAAAATAAAAGTGGGGACAAAGTGGGGACAGCCACACTTTTTAGAATAAGGGGTGATTCAAATATATGAATGGGTAAATTCATTAGTTGCTATTGATAATGAATTATTTGAACTAAAGTTGTCCATTGAGTTAAACGAAAAAGAATTATCTCGCTGGACAAACTATATAGATACCGATGGTGATCTGGCAAAACATCAAACGTTCTTAACTTCATTAGAAAAACAAAATCACCTAAAGGGAGTGATCAAAGAATTGAATCAGCGAGTAGAGCAACTTGAAAAAGAACGTGAGGAAATTATTGAACTCATTGATAAGTTTAGCGGTTTAAATCAAAAGATTTTAAAATTGAAATATGTGGAAGGCTTAACGTTAGAATCGATTGCTGATGAAACAGGCTATAGTTATTCATATATCAAAAGTAAGCATGCTGAAATTATGCGAATGGTTCAATTTTCAAAAAAAGTATAGTACGTACAGTACCAACATAGTACCGACATATTGATTTTCATGTGTTATTCTAATATTGTCAAAAAATATCAAAGACGGCAGCTATTCATTTAGTTGTCGTCTTTTTAATTTTTTATTTTGAAAGGGGAAATGTCAAATGCCAAAAGCAAAGAAAGAAGAAGTGCAGGAAACAAAGACTGCTAAAAAGAAACCAGCAGTTAAAGAAGTTGAGCAACCTGACAATGTGGAAGTAACTGAAGAACCTGTTGAAGCCAATGAAATTACAACAGGGACTATTAAAGTTGGTGACCTAACAATTAGTAATGAAGGTATTAAATACGAATCTACTAATGATGAAGCACCACAAGCAATTGAACGCCAAACACCATTTGGGGTTGAGGTGTGGGATCATATTGAAAAGCGCACCGTGTTAAAAGATGCCTAAGTATTGCCGCCAAGAAGGTTGCCGTGCCCTTTTGGATAAGGGTAGTTATTGTGAGGAACACAAGCGAAAGAAGAAGGTACGGAAACATTACTATTCAAAGAACAAATCATTCTACAAATCAGATGAATGGAAAAGCGTTGCTGATGCTGTCCGCTTTCGTGATAGGTATAAATGTACGATTTGTCATAAACCTGTGTTTGGGCGTGATAGTCAAGTGGATCATATCAAACCAATTTGGTTGAATCCAAATTTAAGATTAGACATGAACAACTTACGGTTGGTTTGTGCAACGTGTCATCCAAAAGTTGAATATCGTCCACAAACGCAAAAAGAAATTGAAATGAAAAAAAATTATAATCCCGCAGATTATTTTTAAGCCCCCCTCTGAAATTAATTTAAAATTTTTTTCATGGGGATAGGGTAGGGGGACCTCTTTAGACACCTCCAGAGCATTTCAAAAAAAGAAAGGGGGGTAAAAATGGCTGGACGTAAAAGTAAAAAACAAAAAATCCTTGATGAAGCCTTGCAACATAAGGAATTTGAGCGAATGCGTATCATAGAAATATTAAAATCATTAGGAAAGTTCACGCCGGCTTTGAACCCTTTGATTGAAATGTATCTGGATGCGTGTGAAGTCTATCATATCAAGTATTTAGAGTGGAAAGACAGTGGTTTTAAATCCACAAAAGTTCACACAAACAAAAATGGGTCAAGAAACGAAATTAAGCATCCTTTGGCCCAACAAGTTGAAGTTTGGAGTGAGAAAAAAACTAAGTTATTAAACCAACTAGGCCTTGATATGAAAAGCGGTGGCCTTGATTATGTTGATCCTTTAGCAAGTGAAAATGCTAAGAAAAAAGAAGAAGCTAAAAAAGATGAACCACAAACAAATAATCGTTTGGTTGAATTTAGAAAGATGCGTGGTGGTCAATCATGATTGATATGACTGTCAATTATGCTGATAAATTTGCCAAATCGGTTCGCAGACACAAAGAACGGTATCCAAAATCAATCCATTTAGCAGTTAAACGATATAACAAGTGGAAGAAACGGAAAGATATTTTCTTTGATCTGGAAAAAGCAAATTTGATGCTAAGTTTTACCGAATCATTTTATAAACATTCAACTGGTGAATGGTCGGGGCAACCGCTCGAATTAGAAGATTGGCAGAAGTTTTATTTCTCAAATATTTATGGTTGGCAAAAATGGTCTGATAAGTGGCAACGAAATGTTCGTGTTATTCGTAAATCATACCTGCAGGTGCCAAAGAAAAACGGTAAGTCTTTAATGGAAGGCGCGCCAATTTTATATGGAATGTATGGAGAAGGTGTGAAGGGCGCCCAATTTTACTGCCTAGCCGCTGATTTTGACCAAGCGCAAAATGTTGCCAATCCTTTAGCAACCGTTATTGAAAACGATAATGATTTACTTGATGGTACACGTGTTTATCGGAAAGAAAAGAAAGTAACGACTATCAGTTACGCTTTCTTTGAAGATGATTTCAAATATCAAAACAATTTGCGTGTGTTATCTAAGCGTGAAAAAGTCGATGGTAAAAATACTTATATTGTTGTCGCCGATGAAGTTCACGAGTGGGAGGACACGTCGAGATATGATGGTTTGAAATCAGGACAAGCTGCACAACCAGAACCATTATTTTTAGTTTGTTCTACTGCTGGTAAAAACAGTGGGGCCTTAGGTGTTCAAATTTATCAAGATAGTAAACATATTCTTGAAGAAGATAATGACGATGACTGGTTCATTATGATTTATGAACCAAATAAAGGTTACAACTGGGAAGATGAAAAAGTTTGGGAAATGGTCAATCCAAATTTATATGTGTCGTTTGATATTACTTTCTTACGTGGGGAATTTAAAGATGCTTTACGAAATCCATTTAGGAAAGCCGAGTTTCTATCAAAGCATTTGAATGTTTTTGTCAATTATGCCGAAAATTATTTTGATAAAGAACAAATTGATAATTGCTTGGTAGATAATTTAGGAGATATTACAGGCGAACAAGTCGCTATCGGTATTGATTTATCCAGAACAACTGACTTGACATGTGTATCAATTAATATTCCAACCTTTAATGATGAAGGCGAAAGCATTATAAAAATAAAACAAATGTATTTTGTACCAACGCATAATATTGAAGAAAAAGAAAAATTAAGAAATGTTCCTTATCAATATTATGCAGAACAAGGTTTTGTAACGCTTTGTGAGGGTCGTACTGTTGATTATGATCTTGTCTATAACTATGTCATTGACATGTACAACAAATACGAATTAGACATTATTCAAATCAATTATGATCCAGCTATGTCTGAAAAGTTAGTGGAACGTTTTGAAATGGAAGGATTCAATACGGCCGAAGTAGGTCAATATCCATCAGTAATGAATGAAATGCTAGATGATTTTGAAATACTAGTAGATAACGGACGAGTTCAAACTGACAATCCGTTGTTTATTTTTTGTACCAACAATACAACAATTGTAACGAATATACAAAGCCAAAAAGCGCCCAGCAAAAGAAAGTCACCAGAACATATTGATGGTTTTGTGGCTTTTTTAATTGGTCATAAAGATTCAATGGATTTAATGGTGGAAGTTGGAAGCGAAGAAGAATATGAGGAGTATATTAGACAGCTTTACAACAGAAAATAACTGAAAGGAGGTGGGAATTTGGGAATTAGATCATGGTTCAATCAAAGATTTCGTATGTCGAGTAAGAAAAAAGTATTAGGTAGTTCAATACTTGCGAATCAATTTGTCTTGGGTGACGAAAATATTTTATCTTCTAGCGACGTTTATCACTATCTTTTAGCAATTTCCAATATGTTTGCTTGTGGATCGTGGACAATCGAAAAAGAAGATGGAAAAGACATTAAGGGAGCCAAGGAACTGAAGAGTTTGAAACATCCAAATGGTTATTTAACCGATTTTGAATTTAAACGTTTGCTTGTAAATGTCTATTTGTTACAAGGAGAAGTATTTGTGGTGAAAGATGGGAAACAGCTTCACATCATGAAGGGAATTACACCAGAAATATCAGAAGAAGGTATCAAACAATTTAAATATGACGGCCATACGCTTTATCAAAATGAAGTTCGCCAAATTAAAAATATTGGATTATCGAATAATTATGGCAATGGACTGATTGATTTAGCTAGAGATACTTTAGAAGGTGTTATGAATGCAGAAAAAGCTTTGACAGAAAAGTATAAAAAAGGCGGTTTGTTGGCGTACTTACTGAAATTAGATACTCATTTGTCACCAAAAAACGCAATGCAAAATGCAATGCTTGATGCCATTCAAGGACAGCTAGAAGAAATTCCAGACGAAGGAAAGACCGTTATTATTCCATTGTCAAAAGGTTACGCCATCGAAGGATTCGAAAGTCCTGTTCAAGACGATAAAATTCTTTCGTATTTAAATGTCTATAAACCAGAACTTGCAAAGTTTTTAGGTTTTGATCCTGATGCATACAATCAGTTATTAAAAGTTGATTTAGAGAAAGCAGCAATTTATTTAAAAGCATTTGTTGTTGATCCGATTGTTCAAAATGTCTGCGAACATTTAACAGAACTATATTTTGGATCAGAATCAACAAACCGTGTTTCTTTAACAATTGATATAAAAAAGTATTTAACAATGTCACAAAAAATCACAAATACGCAAGGTTTAGTTCGTACTATGGTTTATACACCTGATGATGCACGTGTGGATTTAGGTGCCGAACGATTAAATACAGAAGAATCAACCAAGCTCTATGCATCGAAAGATTTGATTGGGCTAGATGAACTAACCGAGCTTAACAAGTCTAAAATGGAAGAAGGTGATTCAACTGGATAAGTTGGAAATTAGAAGTTTTGATATTAAAAACATGACGACGCGTTCCCTAGATGATGGCAGTGAATCAACTGTAGTTGAGGGGTACGCGTCTGTTTTTAACTCACGTACGAACATAGATGGTTGGTATGATGAAGAGATTGCACCTGGTGCATTTTCCGAATCTCTCGCAAAAAACAAAGATGTTCGTTGTCTATTCAATCATGATTGGAATTACGTGTTAGGCCGTAAAAGTGCTAATACATTAATTCTTGAAGAAGATTCAAGAGGGTTGCATTTTGAGGTTACATTGCCGAACACCACATTTGCGAACGATTTGAAAGAATCAATGTCTCGTGGTGACATTAACCAATGTAGTTTTGGTTTCTGGGTGACTGCACAAGAGGAAGACTATTCTGGTGATGTTCCACTGATTAGAATCACAAATGTTGATTTGTGGGAAGTATCCATTGTTCCTTTGCCAGCATATGATGACACAGAAGCTGCATTGAGAAGTAAGTTCCAAGAAAAAAATATTGAAACAATTAAATTAAGAAATAAAATTTTAAAAACGATTGGAGAATATAAATAATGAAAATGCGTAAAATTTTAGAAAAACGAGCTGCTAAATTAAAAGCAAAATTAGCTTCAATGGAAGAACGTGCAAAAAGTGAAACTTTAACACGTGATGAATTAAGTGATATTGAATCACAAGTGGAAGAAGTCACAGCAGAATTAGACGAAATCAACGATGCGATCGCAGAATTGCCTGAAGAAGATGTAACAGAATTAGGTGATGCTGTAGACGACTTAGGCGCAGCTGCTGATGAAATTGTTGAAGAAGTAGACGGAAAAGGCACTGAAGAAGATGATCCAGAACCAGCTGACGATAAAGAACGCAGCCGTGTTTTAGATATTATCGGGAAAGGTATTTCAAGTCGGGGAGAAGAAAAAGTGAAAAAATTAACTCAACGTAGCGCGTTCTTACGCTATTTGGCTGGTCGAATTACACCTAATCAAGCTCGTTCATTTGGTGTTGGTTTTAACAACGGTAAAGTATTGGTGCCACAAGAATTAAGTAAAGAGATTATTTCTTACCTACAAGAAGAAAATCCTTTGCGTAAATTTGCAAGTGTTCATCAAACTAAAGGAACTCAAGGTTTCCCAGTACAAGTAAAACAAGCCGAAGCAAATACAGTTACTAGTGAACGTGATGAAAATAATTTAATTCCATTTACTGACATTGAGTTTGATGATGTTTACTTAAACCCAATCGAATTTGATGCAATTATTAAAGTCACGAAGAAATTAACGCATATGTCAGACTTTGACATTGAAGCTATCGTATTAGATGAACTAAAGAAAGCGTACTTGCGTAAAGAAACATTCTGGTATTTTTCAAGTCCTGATAACAAAGGAGCATTAGCTAAAAAAGCCGTAGCCTTTACTGGTAAAGGTGACAATGATTATTTAAAAGTTGTTCAATTAAAAAATGCTTTACCGACTGCTATGCGTTCAGGCGCTCGCTTTATGATCAATCGTGCAGCACAAACATTGTTGGAATCCATGCTAGATAGCACTGGAAATCCAATTCTTAAAGATGCTGGGAATGATGATTTTGATTACAAGTTATTTACTTATCCAGTAGAAGTTACAGACTACGCAGATAAATACAATGAAACTACGAAGAAATTCGATCCAACAGTACCAGTGATCTATTTCGGTAATTTCTCTTATTTCCACATTCAAGATGTTATTGGCTCATTGGAAATTGAAAAATTAACTGAACTATTTGCGCGTGAAAATAAAGTCGGGTTTAAAATTTATCATTTAAACGATGGTCAATTAATTTATGGGCCGTTTGAAACACCTGTTTATAGCTTAGACTTAAGTACAACCCCAGCACCTAATCCAGGTGAATAATTATGGAAATTAATCTAGAAGGTTTTAAATCTCATTTACAATTTGAGGAAGGCATGGATGATAGCATGCTTGAATTTTACTTGGATATGGGTAAGAAATATGCAAAAAGGGCAACTGATGATGAAAATTCGTCAGTTGCCTATTATATTGCATCCATTTTTTGGTTGTATAAAGTGCCAGAAGCTGAAATGGAGAATGCCTTTAATGCTTTAACGCCATTGATTTTAAGCGAAGGGCTGGTGGTAGACGATGCCAAAAGTAACGCTAAACAGAATGAAATGGAAAGCTGAACTTTGTAAACAAGTTCCTGGTTTAGATAACAATGATAGACCAGCGATTATACATGAGAAAATTCGAGATATTTTTTATGTTGAGTTAGGTATTACCTCGCAAGAAAAATATTTATCAAAACAAGCCAAAATTGATGTTGTGAGAAGAATCAGAGTTCGTTTCGATAAATCTATCACAGAAACAAAAAACACGCTTAGAATCGATTCTGTGACCTATAAAATCACTCGTATTTATACAGATATGGATAAACGAGAAATGGAGTTGAGTTTGGCTTATGTCGATTAGTTTTGAGAAATTAAGGGCAACGCTAAAAACAGTAGGTGTACCTGTGACACGTGACAAAGCGGAAAAAGGAACGGACTATCCATATATCGTGTATTCCAATGTTAGCAAAGGTAAAAAGATGGCTTCCTCTAAAGTTCATAGGCGATTGCCATATTATCAAATTTCTTTCTATACAACAGGTACGGAAAAAGATTTAACTGATTTAGAAAATGCATTGGAAAACGCTGGTATTCCTTATACTGATTTTGTAGGTATTCAGGGTGATGAGAACGATGATACAGTGACGAATTTTTATACGTATGTGAGGTGTATAGAAGATGGCCAATAATAATGGATTTGCAGATATGGCAGACTATTTGGGGACTCTTGCACAGGTAGATCCTACAAAATTGTCTTTAGAATCATTAACGGATGCAGCCAATTTTTATAGAGAGCAGTTGCTGCCAAAAATACCTAAATCACTATTAAAGAAAAAACATATGGCTGATCAGGTAAAAGTCATTATTGAAGATGACCAAGTACAAGTTGCGTTTGAAGGGACTGCTTTTTACTGGCGATTTGCTGAAAATGGAACAAAGAATCAAAAAGCACAGCATTTTGCTAGTGGTACTTTTGAACAAAATAAAGATCAGATTGAAAAAATCATGACACAACAAATATTAGATTTATGGGAAGGATGAGTAATTTGGGAAAACAAGATGTGTATTATTTTGAAGGATTAGATGACATCTTAATTGCGATGATGGCAACGCCTGATGAAGTTGGGATGGCACCAACTTATAGCGAAGTAATTAGACTGGCTATTGCAACAAAACTTGCCATTAAGGGAAATGGCTCAGCGTTAGTTAAATGGGCATCAAGTAAAATGTTTCGCCGTGTAAGTCGCGAGACAGAACACGAGATTGGATTAGATCACGTGGGGATTCCTATCGAAGTAATGGACGAGATAAAAGGTTTGCTTGCAGAAGCAGGTGTAACATTTGGAAAAAATACGGCTCGTGAATTTCCTTACTTTGCATTTGGATTCATTGGAAATATTGAAGGTGGAGGAAAAAAAGCAGTTTGGTATCCAAAAACACAATTATCCAATGTCATTGATGAAGAATATGCAACTGCAGAAGATGACACAAAAATTGACGATGTAACTGCTAATTTTGTTGCTAACGGTTTGAAGTATAACAACGTTATGTATGCAAGTTTCGATTCTAACCGATTAAGTGCAAAACCAGGTGACTTTGAAAAATTCATTGCACAACCTATTTACGATGAAGAACAATGGAAAAAATTAGTAACTCCATCAACACCTGGGGGTGGCGGTGAATAATGGCAAAGTTAGCTGATTATGGGATTGTCGTTTCAGACACACCAACTGTCACGATTAAAGGTCATCAGTTCCCAATCTTGTTAACCATGGAAACCATGGAGCATATTGCGGATATTTATGATGACGACTATTCAAAATTTGAAGAAGATATGAATGCAATGCTAAACAAGAGCGGTGGACGTATCTCTTCAAAAGATTTATCTGCTTCAGATTTAAAGATCATGCGTGCTTTAATTTACGGCATGTTAAAAACTGGCGGATTAGACGAAACACCAGAAACAATTTTTAAATTCTTAGGAATGAATTCTACAATTGTTGAAGTATACGGTGCCTGCATGGAGGTATTTACAGAACAGAATTTTCAAGTTGATGATGTAAAAAAATCCAAGAAGCCACAAGATTATCAAACTCCGCAACAAAAGAAAAACAAAAAGAAAAAACACAAACGGAAGTAGGAACGCCCTGGGCTTTTTACTTATACGTCGCCCTTACTCTTTTGGGATGGAGTGAGGGTTTCTTTTTGAAATCAACACCGAACTTGTGGCTTAAGTCATACATACAGTGGTTAACGAGTAATACGGAGTTTGAACCACCTGCAAGTGTGACTATGGATAAAAGTCCTTGGTGGTAGGAAAGGAGCGCTAACGTGTCAAAGAAAGAATCTGATGTTGTCTTAAATTTTAAGACAAACGGAGAAGTCAATTATTCTCGAACAATCAAAGATATCAACAAAGAAATGAACTTAGCGGCTACCGAGTACAAAAACCAGGTATCCGCTATGGATAAAGATGCTACACAAACAGAAAAATTAACGGCAACTAAGAAAAAGCTTGAAAAGCAATTATCTTTAGCCGAACAAAGAACCAAATTATTGCGCGAGGAATACGAAAAATCAGTTAAAGAAACTGGGGAGTATTCAGAGCAATCACAAAAGCTTTACAAACGCTTGTTGGAATCAGAAACAGGTGAAAATAAATTACGATCTGCATTAGAAAGTACCAACGAAGCCTTGAAAGAACAAGGTGACTTGTCTGTTAAGACTGCCGAGAAGCTAGCTAAAATTGAAAAAGCTGGAGACAAAATGAAATCTGTCGGTAAGAAGATGACTGTTGGTTTAACAGCACCGATCATGGGAATTGGCGCCGCTTCTATTGCTGCGTTTAAAGAATTAGATGAAAATTTAGACAGTATCGCTACAGCAACAGGAGCAACTGGTGATCAATTGGAATCATTGCAAGGTAGTTTTAAAACAGTTACTGGTCAGATACCAGCAGATATGCAAGACATATCAACAGGTATTGGAGAGGTAAACACTCAATTTGGATTTATGGATAAGCAATTAGAAGATACTACTGAACGAATGCTTAAATTTGCTGAAATTAATGGTGCAGATGTATCTCAATCAACAATAAATGCCAAAAAGTCAATAGACTTGTTTAGATTATCTGCAGAGGATATACCTATGGTTCTTGATAGCATTACAAAAACTAGTCAAGATACTGGGGTTGGCGTTGATCAATTATTTGATGCAGTAAATAGAGGAGCGCCCCAACTAAAAGCGATGGGCTTTGAGTTCTCGGAAGCAACGACATTAATTGGCCAAATGGAAAAATCTGGTATAGATTCAGCAAGCACACTTAGCTATCTAGGGAAAGCTAGTGTAGCTTATGCAAAAGACAATAAAACTATGCAAGATGGCTTGAGCGGAACAATAGCAGCCATTCAAAGTGCCACAACGGAACAAGAAAAAATAAACATTGCTAGCGAAGTTTTTGGTACTAAAGCCGCGCCTAAAATGGTTGAAGCTATTGACAGTGGTGCGTTGTCAATGGACGGTTTTGCCGATTCAGCTAAAAATGCTAAAGGAGCAGTAGATGAGACATTCAATACTATACAAGACCCAATAGACCAAGCGAAAATTGCACAAAATCAATTTAAGGTTGCAATGGGAGAACTCGGAGAACAAGTACAAATTGCACTTCTTCCTGCTTTTGAAGCGGCAACGAATGCCATTAAGAAAGTTTCTGAATGGTTTAACGGATTGACCGATAGTCAAAAACAAACAATATTAAAAATAGCTGCAGTAGTCGCTGCTATTGGACCAGTCTTAGTGATTTTAGGAACACTTGCTAGTTCCATTAGTAGTTTGATTCCAGTTATTGCCTTTATTGCTTCACCTATTGGAATTGTGATTGCTGCATTAGCTGCTTTTGTTGCTGGGATTGTGATTGCTTACAACAAAGTAGGCTGGTTTAGAGATTTTATCAATACGTCATTCAATGTGATCAAAGACATAGTAGTTGGTGTGTTTAAAGTTTTAGCAGATACAACAAAGTCTACTTTTGATTTCATCACAGGCTTTATTGGCGGCGCTATGGATGGTGCTGTAAAAATCATTAGTGATTACGTCAACGCGATTACAAGAATTTTTGGCGGCATCATAGATTTCGTTACAGGAGTGTTTACAGGTGATTGGTCAAGAGCGTGGCAAGGTATTGTTGATATATTCGGCGGTATTTTTGAAGGAATTACTGCAGTAGCCAAAGCACCAATTAACGCTATGATTACTCTAATTAATGGTTTTTTAGGTGGTTTAAACAATATCAAAATACCAAAATGGGTACCTGGCGTTGGTGGCAAAGGATTTAGCATTGCGAAAATTCCATATCTTGCTGAAGGCGGTCATATGATTAATGGACAAGCAATCGTGGGTGAAGCTGGCCCTGAATTTTTAACAGCAAAAAATGGCAAGACTACAGTTACACCACTTTCACAAGACGAAAAAGCTCGTGGAATTAGCGGTGCTTTGAAAGGTGGAAACACTATTGAACAACATGTTTATTTTGGGCAAGTGGATGCAAATAATCCAAGCGAGTTAGATCGGATGAATCGCAAACTATATAAAGCAAGTGCGCAAGCTTTCTATGACTTAGGGGGTGTGCCAACATGATTTTTATGAATCGTGATGAACCTAATTTCATTTGGAAAGGTTTGAATGCGGTTCGTGATATGGGATGTATCATCGAAAATGAACTACCAGACATTTTACCAAACAAGCGATATGATACGTATTCAATCGTTGGTAGAAGTGGTGAATTTAATGAAACATTCAACGACTATAAACCTTTTGATTATGAAATTGAGGACGTAACTATTCCTTATGAAAACTTAAAAGAAGTCAAGCGTTGGTTAACTGGTAAAAGCAAGCTTATCACTCATAATGACGAGGACAAATATTTAGATGCTATTTGTGCAATAAGCAAGCCAATCTCATTCAAAAATGAATGGGGTGTTTTTTATACCTTTAACATTGAATTTAGATGTCAACCGTTCAAGAGAAAAGTAAATGAACAGCCTGTACTAATTAAAACGAAAGCAGTTGAAATCACTGATCACGGTGACGAATCAGCATTTCCTTATATCGAGATTGATTCAAAAGGCGGCGATATTACGCTAAGTATTGGCAGTAATTCACTAACGATTTTACGTACACAAACAGGAATCGTCACTATTGATAACGAAAAAGGAAAAGTAATACAAGAAGGGCTACCATTGTTTACTCGTGGTAGTTGGATAAAAACGAATCCTGGTCAAAATATATTAAATATATCAGGAAATTTCACAGAAGCTAAGTTTTGGAATAGGAGCGCGTATTTATGACACAAAATTTTATTTATGCATATATGGCTATTCCTGAAAATTTAAATGATAACGGAATGGCTTTGCCAGATTGGCAAGATTTACCAGAAATTAACCGTGTGTTAAATGGTGCGTATCGATTCTATGGTAACTATGCAAGAGATGGCCAATATCGCTCGTACTTAAAAAAGGGAAACTTTTTAAAGGCACAAGTTGAAGATGGATCGTATCAATATTTTGAGATTTACAATATTAAAAAAAATCTGCAGTCAGTTTCAGTTACAGCGAGACACATCGGTTTTATGGCAAATAAGAATTTCATTATTAATTCATTCACCGCTAACGGAAATGGCTCGCAAATCATGAACAATTTAAAGGCTGCATTAACGTTTAAGCAACGGTTTAATTATTTGTCGAATGTCGGTACTACACATCAGTTTACAGCCAAGCAGGTTGGCCCAATCGATGCAATCATTGGTTCTAACAATGGTAACCAAAATTTAACAGGTGTTACTGGTGGAGAATTAGAGATGGATAACTTTAATTTGAAACTGGTTAAACAAATTGGATCGGATAATGGCTTTAGAATTGATTTTGGTGTTAATTTGGAAGCTATAGATGAAGACTATGACGACGAATCAATTATAAACAGTCTTTTTCTTATCGGTGGCGTGCCAGACAATGATTATGACCAAGATAAAGAACCAATCACGTATGGCTTTTTAGAAATTGCTGGTGTAAATGATAGTAATCGACGAATCGGAAAACGTGAAAACTCAGAGTGCAAAACAAGTGACGAGCTAAAAAAATGGGGTCAATCATTGTTTGATAAGGATCGTATTCATGAACCGAAAGTTACGCATACCGTTAGCATGGTAGCATTGGAACACACATTAGAGTATGAAGATATTTACGAAGAGCTTTCTTCTTTGCATTTCGGCGATGTAGCGCATGTCAGAGCAAAGGAAGTTGATATTGAAGTAACAGAACGTATGGTTGAATATACTTGGTTCCCAACTTTAGGCAAATTCAAAGATATTGTTTTGGGAAATGATTTATCACTCTACACTTCAACCGCAGATAATCAAACCCAAGAATTGAAACGAAAAATCGATAATAGAACGGAAACACTAGTACAAAATGTCTTAAACGCAACGGCATGGATCACTGGAAATAGTGGTGGGCATGTCGTTTTTCGTCCAGAAAAAGCGCCGTCTGAAATTCTTATTATGGATACAAATAAAGTTGCAACTGCAAAACGAGTGTGGCGTTGGAATTTAAACGGTTTAGGTTATTCCGATAATGGCGTTAATGGGCCTTTTGGAATTGCTATGACATCTAAAGGTGAAATAGTGGCTAACTTTATTAAAGTAGGGATTATTGACGTGAATGTTTTACAAACAAGCTTTAATAAAGCAACAGGCGATGTGCTAAAACTAGTGTCTGGTGCTTTGCAAATTTGGAACGAAAAGACAAAAATAATGGAATTGACTAAAAAAGGTATGGAATTTTGGAACGGTACTAGCCATGTTGGCACAATGGGAACAAAAGGGAATCCTTTCCCTGAATTAAACGATGTTAACGGAAATCCAGTGGTTACAGATGGCAAAGCATTGTTACTAGTAGGCG